TCGCCGGTCTCGGCATCCATGCGCTCGTAGTGTTCCGCGGCACCGTCTCCAGTAACCTTCTTCATAATGTAGCGCGCGACATACGCCGCGCTTTGAAACGTGACACTACCGATGGAGGTAAAGCCATGACCCCATATCTCTTGAAGTTTTTCCGACTGGAAGACTCGGTTGCCGCGAGCCGTCTTCCAGAGCTTTTTGTCGGGGAAATCGAAGTTGAAGATGCAGGCATGATAGTGCGGGCGGCCGAATTGCTCGCCGTACTCACCGCACATGTAGAAGCGGATATTGTGGCGATTAAGGCTCCTGTCGGCATAGACGAGCAGGCGCTTCATGAACAGCTGGTAGTGCCGATAATCGAGAGAGCGGTCTTTGGGGAGGTGGAGGTCGTCATAAGTCAGGGTGATAAATATATTCTCCTGATGTAAGCTGGCCTCGTGGGCGCATCGAATTGCCCACTCTCGTGACCTGGCCAGCCGACACCCTGAACATTGCCCGCACGGCACTTCCACAGGTTGGTCGACGAAGCCCTCGGACCGGCGAAAAACGACAGAACGTTTGCCGGTCCGGGGGTTCACCTCCCGGGCTCTCCAGCCCTTCAGAGGTGAGAAGCAGGTCATAGGCGGATTCCGCCCCTGAGCACGCCAAGCTTCATATTCTTTTTGTGGACGCGCATCGCACCCTTGCGAAAGCTCCTCTTGGAGCCCTGGCGCGTAAGTTTCTTCCTGAATGCCATTTTGAGATTCCTTTCGTTGGGGGTCTGCCGGTGTGTCACTCAGAACAGTTACATCAAGTAGGTAACTGTTCTGGCCCTGGCGCGTGAGGAGAGATCGCCAGGGCTGGGGATGAGCACCTGGTGCTCATACACGGACGCCCGCCATCAGGCGGGCGACGAGTTGGTCGGCTTCTCCGAAGCCTCCTTAGACGGCGCCGGAGGCGCCTTTTCGGGCTGGGGAGGAGGGGCGTTGATCAGCCCGAGCGAAACCGCTTCGTCGCGGTTTTTGGGGTCCTGGATGAATGCCAGGAGATGAGCCGGGTCGTTGTCGAACCGACGCCGGATAGTCGCTGGAAGCTCCATGAAGGCCGTCTGAGCGGCCATGACCTGGTCCAGGTGGAGCTGGTAGTCCTGGACAGTGGTAAAGTCGCCGTAAGAACCGGCGACACGATTGACGTGGTCGACAAGTCCAGTTTTGGCGAATTTCGCCATGATGTTGTTGATATCCGTCTCCTCTTGGAAGTTTTGCTGAGTAAGGCCATCATCTGGAAAGTTTAGTTGAAGCCTTTTACGCTCACGGGTTTTTTTGAGGAGCGGGTTTGCTTTGTTTGACATGCTAATGTCCTATGATTGATTTGCGGACTTGGTCGAGAGTACGGAGGGCCTGGCCCTCCGGGGTGTTGTAGAAGTCCTCGTCGGCTTTCGCACGAGCTGCGGCCGCTTTCGCGGATTGCAGATTTTCCATGGAAATGAGGGTGTCTATGTCGGTCCTACGACCGACAGCGGCATTGAGAGCCGATTGAGAAGTGGCCTGGCCCGCCTGGGCCATGGCCTGGATTTGAAGCGCGGCCTGGGTTTTGTCCTGGCTCTCCTTGAGCCTGGTATCGGCCGCGATGTTCTCGAGCTGAGATTCCTGCGCTCGAGTAGCCAGGGCGGACGACGTAGCCGTCGACGCGCCGGAAACGGCGGCAGCGCCGACGTTGCCGGGCGTGTAGTCGGCGCCAGAGGCCGACCCGGCGCCGCCCTGTTTGTAGGCCAGAATGGGATTGAGACCCGCTTTGCGCATGTCCTCCATGCCCCACTGATATTGGGAGCGGAGGGTCTCTTTTTGGAAGTCCATCTGGCGTTGCGAAGCCTCTTTGGCTTCGGCATTTGCGGCGGCCTGGCCGAAGGCCGAGAACAGGCCGCCGATGAGTGGAGCTGCGAGAGCTTGCAGCATTTCAGAAGTGGTCGATAAGGCCAGGAACCGAATAAGTCGGCATCGGCCTGGCGCAGGTGAAGTTGAAGTACGCGTCGAACAGAATTTGAGGCTCGTCTTCGACGGCCAGGACGCGATCGACCGGAGGATCCTCGACGATGAAAGTCGGCCCGAGCACGGGCAGAGATCCGAAGTCCTGGGCGAGGTGCCAGGTGTCGAGCGACTGAGCGTCGTTGGACCGGAACTTGCCGGTGATCATCGACGGCTTATAGCGGTACTCAGCGTAACGCTCCTGGTACCCGAACACGGCCGCATCAGCGGTCAGGTCGGCAGAGCCCTGCGCATAGATTTCCTTGTTGAGAATTGCCTGCTCGCCCAGGTGAGACAGGGCAGGCCAGTAGAAGTCGAAACGGGTCTGCCGCGAATACATGCGGAGCAGACCCTGCTGGTAGTTGAGATCGGCACGAACGCACACCAGGCCGAGCACCAGGCAGTGCTCGACGAACGACTTCGTGAAGCCATGATTGTTCATGTGCAGAGTGCCGAAAGCGGCCAGGTTGCCCTGGGGCGTCTCGGTATCGGTGGACGAGGTCTGCGCCACCGGATTGACGTTGATTGCAGTCGAGCCGCCGCCCAGGTACTCCGGCCGCTGTAGACGGGCGTCAGGCGAGGTGACGCCGAAGTGAGAGCGGATGATCTCGATATAGCGGGTGCCGCCTCGCGCGTCGCGCTCGTACATCCGCTGGATTTGGAACGCCTGGCGAAGCTGATTGATCGTCGCCGCCGTCGCGGCCGACAGATCGGCGTAGACGTTCGGAATAGCGGCCGCACTGGTACCGGTCGCATCGACCGTCAGATTCGTGACCGCAGCCATGCGGTTTTGAAACGAAACGGCCGCAGGGTTGCCCGTGGCATCCTTGTAGGCCCCTGGCACAGCCGCAATGAAAGTTTCCGCCACCGGCACACCGATGCCGTGGACAGGGGCGGTCTGGCCCAGGGGCAGGTCCACAGATGGACCTTTCTGCGGCCAGGGCAACGCAGAGGTGAAATAGTCGTGGCGCTTACCGCGCCGCAGGAGCACGTAGTCGGCCGGATTGTCCGGCCCATCGTCGAGGTCGACGACAACGGAGTCCTGCAGGTTCTCGTCCCGGAACCACTCGTTGTAGACGAGATTATAGGCCCGGTGCCAAAGGCTGTCGTGCACCAGGCCAGGAACGGCAGTCGGGATGGCGAGGTAGTCCGAAAGCGACCCGTAGACGTAGCCGGTCACCGCCGGCGACGTCATGGTGGGCACCAGGTAGTCGGTGGTGTCCCCAGGGTCGCGTTGCTCGCCGTTGAACTCCTGCCAGTGATCCCACACCAGGCGGTTGGGGATGCAGAAGAAGAAGGATTCGACGAACAGGTTGTCCATGAACGGGTGAAGCGGGGTCGCCAACCGGCCAAAGCCGGTCATGCGAAGATTGAAGGTGTCTCCAGGGAGAGCTTCGTCGAAGAACACGGGCACCAGGTAGCCCGCGTCAAAGGTGGTCTTATAGCCGTGAGAACGGTTGAAGCTCGACCGAGGGATGTCGGCGTCGGGAACCCGCGCGAAGTGCGAGCTCATGACGGACGGAAGACGCGAAGAGGTCCCGGCCATGGCAGCTTACTCCGCGGCAGAGCGCGGTTGAGCATCATCGACGCCAGGCCGGAACGTCATATTGGCCATAGAATCGATTTTGCGGGGCGCTGACGGCCGTTCGGCCTCCGGGGCACCATCCAGTGCCCGAGCCACCAGAATGGGCTCTGTGGGCAGCATAGCGCCCTTGTCGTCGTCATATTCGCCCAGGCACCACAGCGAGTAGTCCTCGGGGTGCCGGTGCATCTCATGCTTCGGATCGCCCACGGCGTCCTTAAACGACCGGATGGCTAGCTCCATCCTGGGCAGAAAAAAAGGCAGGGCGAAAGCCACTGCCTTGGAGTCTTTGACGGCGAAGACTTGGTAGATCATTCGAGGCTCCGTTTGAGTTGAGAGAGCTTCGAACTCAGAACGGCCTGGCGGACTCTTAAACGGTCCGGAGTGTTATCGGCCGATCGAAGCTTTGCCCTCTCTTTCCTGCGCTGCCTGAGTGCAGCGGCCTCAAGAGGATAAAGCACCTCGTATTGATTTGTATAGAACTTGGGTGGCGACACCTTCTTACCGTTGAGAACGACATAATCATGCGGAAACACATCGGCTCTAAATTTCTCGATCCAGCCCTTACCAATGCCGCCCTGGCGGCTCATGTTCGTAAACTCGGGCTTGATCTGATAGAATTCGCCGGTCTCGGCATCCATGCGCTCGTAGTGTTCCGCGGCACCGTCTCCAGTAACCTTCTTCATAATGTAGCGCGCGACATACGCCGCGCTTTGAAACGTGACACTACCGATGGAGGTAA